TCTTTCGCCGGGGCGAGATTCTTCGCGGCGAAATTGGCGGTGTCGGCTCTCATGCGACGCGGGCGCGGAACGCGATTTCGTAGAACTTGGATGCACCCATGCGCGCTTCGGTGTAGGACTCGTTGTCCAGCGTGCAGGTCAACTGGTTATCCGGCGAGGCGCCGGTGCCGTAGGGGTCGAAGGTAAAGGTCTCGCCGCCCTCGGCGGAGGCTTGAAACTCGCGCCATTGCGCGAGATCGGATTCTTCGAGGAGGTCGGTTTTGATGTCCCAGGTCACCGTGCGGCGGTGCAGCAGGGTTTCGAGCGAGCCACTGATGGATTCATGTTCTTTGCGCGTGACCTTGACGCCGCGGGTTAATTGCTGGGGGCCGAATTCGAGGTTGTAGTTCTGTCCGTAACCGCGCTTGTAGCCCTGGATGGTCACGCTCGGACCCGCGGATTCGGTGACGAGGCTGGTAGTCGTGTCCTGGTTGATTTTGGTCGAGGTGGAATTTCCGCTCGCCTGAAACCAACCGTTGTTCGCGGCGTTGGCAAATCCGCTCGTCAGCACCCATTCGTTGTCGAGCAGGCCGGAAAGATTGGTGCTGGTGGCGTTGAACGAATCGTCGGACGCGGCGGCCGAGATGTCGGTGCCGGTCTTGAGGTAGGCCGTTTTCTGTATTTCGCGCTTGGCGGCGTAGGTCAGGAGACTCATGTCACGAGCTCCTGCGCCTGGCGCGAGCCGGACTGGATAATCACCACCGACCGATCGTTGATCGCATCCTGCAGGGCGGGGATCAACGTCTGATTGACGAATTCCTCATTGCCGAAGACGTTGCCCTGGATGGTGACCTGGATGATATTCGGGGATTGCTGCGACGCCGACGCGGAGAGCGCGGAGCCGATAGGCTCGACCGGCTGCACCGGGATCGCGGTCCCGCCGGCGACCGACGGGGCGCTGGTGCTGGTGCCGAATTGCGCGGACTGGATTTGGGCGATGTTGGCCGCGGCCGCGGCCCAGATGATGCCGGCGAAGATCGGTCCCATGGGATAGCCCCATTTCAGCGCCTCGGCCGCGCCCTGGTTGGCGGCGATGACAGCGTTCGCGATGCCGGCGACCTTGTTCAGTTCGAACATCGAGCGGTTGTGGGCGGCCGCGCCCTGGGTGATTTTTTGCAGAGAGCCGAAATAGAATGCCACTTGCTGGCCGGCGGTCATCTGCTCCAATTTCTGCCGTTGAAGAATACCTTTGGCGGATGCGTCGCCGAGCTTGGCTTGGTGATCGAGTTCGAGTTGCTGTTGTATCTGCTGGTAGGTCTCCGTCGAGATGATGTCCCGCATCCAGGCGTCTTCGAGCATCATGCTGCGCTGGTCGTAGGAGAGTTGCAGCCGCTGTTCCTGGCCGAGCAGGGATTCGTCGAGGGCGATAACCTGCTGTTGCAGCCGTTCCTGTTCTTTGGATTCGGTATCGTCAATTTTGCCTCTTGCCGGGGCCGAACCGCGCGGGGCTGCGGCATACATATCTGCGCTAATCGTCGTGAAGCGCCGATAGGTATTTTCGGCATCGCTGCCGAAATCCTTGAGGATATTTTTGGCTTCGGAAAATTTTCCGGTGACCAGGGCGACGCTGGCGGCGGCGACTGCGCCGATGCCCTTGCCGAGCGTCTCGAGTGCCATCGCCCCGCCGATGGCGGCCACCGTTGCCGTCTTGACGGCAGCGATCATCGAATCGAGGATGCCGGTCTCGGCGGCGGTGTTGAAGAATTTTTGCGTGACAGCGTCGAGCCGAGCCATTTCATCTCGCCACTTATCGGTGCCCTCCGCTCCTTTTTTGAAAAATGCCATGAGCGATCCGACGCCGGCGAGCTTGAGCATGTTGCTCGCGAGCTTGGTGGTCGCCATCGCGGTCTTGCTGAGGCTGCGCTCGATCGAGGCGAACGCCGCCGCCGTGCGATCTTCGGCGCTGATAACGATTTTTGCGTCAGCCATGAGTATGCTTACGATCCCGGTGCAGTTGCGCTATCAGCGTTTCGACCAACATGATTGCTTCACGGTATGCGGCCGGCTGTTCCATTGCGCCGCCGGCGAAGGGCAGAAATCCGGCCTTCCAGTCGGCGTGCAGGCGCAGCCATTCGCGCGATGCGGCACTGACCAGGGGCAGCAGGCATACGCGCGACTCGACGACGCCGGCGATGGTCCAGATCGGATAAGGAGCCGGGCCGCGCGAGCCCGGCATCGCGCCGGCGTCATCGCAATGGTGGCCGAACCGGCATTGCGCGCAGTTGAAATTCTCGCCGCCCATCGCGACATGGACGGCGATGGTCAGTTTTTTCTTTCATCCTCCCCGAGCGCGGAGGCCGCGAAGATGCGGTTCACGAGCTCGCTTATCTGCCCCACCGTCAAGCGCGCGAGATTTTCCGATTGCGTGCGCGCGAACTCGATCTCGCCGCCCTCGGGAGCGGTGAAATGCGACCAGCCGAGCAGCGCGGTCTGAAGCACGAACTCGAAACTCTCGGCGCGCGAGCGCATGCTCATGATCTCGCCGGAATGCAGATACTCGATCCCCGAAAGCGGACGCACGCGAAATAGCGTGGGTTTCGCGGTTCCGGCATCGGAATCGAGCGGGAACTCGAACGGGGCGAGCTTGGGTGCGGCGGTTGCCATGTTAATCCTCTACGAAAATGTAAGAGACACTTCGTTGTCGGTCCCGGTCTCGGCCGCCATGAACGGCGTCTCGTAGACCGTGATGCCGTCGCGATCGCCCTTGCCGACGCCGGTGTAACTGATCCCCGGCATCTGGATGCGATAGCGATTGCCGGCGGTCGTGCCGATCTGGCCGGTATCGAGCGCCATGGCATTGCCGGCCTTCCATTTGCCATGAAAATCGTGCGTCGCCACCAGCACCGCCTCGGGGTCGAACGATCCGGTGAGCTTGCGCCCGATGATCTGCAATTCACCGAACCCGTCCGGAGAACTGATATCGGGCGGGGTGACCAGATTGAGACCCACGTCGAATGCGAGTTTCGAGATCACGGCGGCGTAGGAATCCACCGAAAACGGGACCGCGATCAGCGGCACGGGCACAATGGCGGAATAAGTCGGCGTGGCGAGCGCGGTGTCGATCGGGCCGTTGTCGATCTCGAAAATGCTGGTGCTGTCGGGGGTCGTGGTCCAGGTCGTGACGGTGCAGGTTTTGGTCGCGCCGGTGTAGTCGGCGATCGATTTCGACTGGCCGAGGCCGATGCCGGCGGTGATGCGCAGCGTACGGCCGTTGTAAACATCGTCGGTCGCGGAGAACGTGGACGGCAGCACGATCGTAGTGGACGTGGCCGAGACGGCGGTGCCGCGCATTTTGGTGTGGCCGGTGAAATTGAACGATGCCTTGCCAGGGGCGCCGGTCTCGCAATTGAACGTGACCTTGCCGCGCGCGCCGGTCAGGACGTGCAGCACACCATCCTGGTAGTAATGTAGCGTCAGACTCGCGTTGGCCCCAGAGGCCGGTGCATAGACAACCGATACACCGGCATTGGTGGCCTCGGCGAAGCGGCAGCCGCGCAACAGTACGCCGAGCTCCGGCGGAACGTCGGCGGTGCCACTGCCTTTGATCTCAACCTCGAAACTGATCGCCTTGAGCGTGCCGCCGAATACGGGCTTCAGCGGCGCCATGCTCGACTTGATTGGGTTGCGCTCGTACATGCGCGCACCCTCGTGCGACCACGCGAGATTCTCCACCAGGATTGCGTTCGCGGCCCCGGTCAAGCCCGGGTCGATCCCGTAGGTCGTTTCAATCTTGGCGAGCAGGACTTCCCGGATTTTCAGCATTATCGGTCTCCGATGCGGGTTTCGCCCGGACCGGCTTTTTCACCGGCGCCGGGGCGTGGGTCGTTGCGATTTCCGGGACAACGGCATCCCGCGGCTCCACGGTAAACCGGGGAACCTGGTCGATATCGTTCATGGGGCTCTTTCCTGGTTATGCACTTGGGTCGGTGCGCGAACGCCGATAACGGATTCGCCAGCGCAACCGCATGCGCCCGATCGGCTGATCCGCCGCGCCGGAAAGATCTGGCTCATCGGCGTCACCCTCGGTGGAATCGAGCACGAATCCGAGCCCCTGGGTGTAATCGGCGGCGAGCGCGATGATGATCTCCTTGCGAACCTGATTGAGCAGCGTGTCGATCTGGGTCGTAACCGACTGGACAACGGCGTCGAGGCCGATCTCGATCGTGCTGTCGCGCAGCGACTGGCTGTGCACGATGGGGTCGGTATCCGCGCCCATGTAGACCAACACCGCCGGCAGATCGGATGCCTGCAATGGATACAATCGCCCGCGAAACGCGCGCGCACCGGTGGTCGTGAGGCCGGTGACTTTCGCCAGCACGGCGACGACGATTTGTTCGGCGCGATGATTGGCCACGTTATTGCCTCTCCAAAATCAGCACCGTCATGCCGGTGCCATCCGGTTCCTGGTTGACGATTCTGTACGTGGTGCCGAATCGGATCAGCGTCGAGGTGCCGATGACGATCGCCGAGACATCGGCCGCCAGGCAGATGAACGCCGGCTTGATCGATGCGACATCGGCGTTGCCGGTGGCAATGCTGAAATAGGCGTTATCGAAAATGCCGTTGACGTTGCCGCCGGCGATAACGACCGTCTCGCCGTGCTCGTCCGTCGCGAAAAATGTCGCGCGGTCGGTGTCGTCTTCGATGGCCATGGAGATCCGTTAAATGAGTTTGTCGTCTTCCTCGGCCACGTGGCCTTTGGTCTTTGATTTCTTCTCGGTCTTGGCCTTGGCATCCGCGGCTTTCTCGATCTGTTCCGTCGTCATGATGACGGTCGCCATGGCCTTGGGAAATTCCCCATCGTAGCCGAACTGTTCGCCCTGCTTGAACTGGATCGGTCTGAGCACTTCGTACACGCCGTCGCCGCGCGGTCTGAGCAGATGCTTGCGCGGACGTGCCTGATCGTCGCCGAGCTTCACCAGCCCCGCGTGCACCGCCGCGACGTGGCCGATGACTTTGAAAGTTTTCATTGATTGTCCCTCAAAAAATGCAGGGCGGCCGAAGCCGCCCTGCATCGCTACCGGAAAGATTATTCGGCAATAACTTAGGTCATCGTCACGTAGCAGGCGCGCTGCCAGTAACCGTAGCCGACGTTGCGCCAGGAGTCGATGCCGAACTGCCAGGCGTCGTTATCGAACTCGAACTCCGATCCCTCGGCCTTCGCCTTCATCTCGTTTTCGGTCTCCTGCTGCCGGATGAGCCCCTTGATCGGGCTGTCGGTGCGGAATACCGCGAACGAGTCGGTCCATGTCGAACGCGCATCCATCTGTATGTCCACTCGCAGACCCGCGACCAGGTTCGGGTTGAGGTTCTGCTGCAACGCGGCGGTGGTGAGAGTGCTGCACGCAGCGACGGCGGTCATGTACAGACCGACCGGCACCAGCACCAGGAACTCGCGCGCGCCCTCGTTCAGCGGTTCGCCGCGGTCGTCTTTGAACGACAGGACCTGAGTGATGCCCTTAAGGATGGACTGCTGCATCTCCTCGACCGAGGGTGCCGTGACTACGCCGTGCACCGCCGCCGGCAGCAGCGAGATGTCCACCACGATGTCGTTATCCTGCGTGCCGGAATCGCCTTCGCTGTGATCGGTGTCGAAATAATATTGCCCGTCGTAGCACACGGTCGAGGTGCCGGCCAGGATCAGCGTGGAGAGCAGGCTTGCCCAATGGGTGAGCGCGCGGTCGGCGAACTCGTTCACCCGGGCGACGATCTGCCCGGTCTTGTCGCGTCGCGCGTCGCGCACGGCGATTTCCAGCGTGGCCTCGTAGTGCTTGTTGACGATCATGAGCGAATTGTCGCGCAAGCCCTTCGGCTGGCGACCGCCGATCCACTCGCGCATGGCCGGCGATTGGCCCAGGAACGGATAGGTTTCGCTTACCTGGTCAGAGTTGAACATATTCGAGACGCCGTTGACCCAGGCCAGGCCCGGGCTCGCCTCGAGCCGTGCATAATACGCGCCGATAACGGCGCGGCTCGACAGAATGCTTTCGTCCATTGTTTAGTCCTCGATGTTAATTCGTTTCGATAAAGTTCGGTATCGGATCGCCCGACTTAGACCTCGGTCGCCCAGGTCCCGCGCAACTCGGCCACCACCGGACCATTGGCGTCACCCGTGGTCAGCACGGCGAAGTCGCCGCGCTTGGCGGTGGCCTTGGTGTTGATGAGGTCCTTGTTGTCGGTGCCGGGCAAATCCGGACCCTGCACCTTGTCCACCGCCTGCGGGCTGAGGTTGACAGCCACCGCACCATAGGCGCCGATATTCACGATTTTGGCGTTGACCGGTGTGGCCGTCGCCGGCAGCGTGGTGACCGTGGCGTCGGTATCGATGAAGAAAATCTTACCGTTGTCCTCGATGTCCAGCGTCTTGTTGGCCGAGATCGTTTCGCGGATCGTGTAGTCACCGTAGGGATCGCGATAGTTCAGGGCGTCGAACGCGACCACCACCACGCCGGTGCTCACGAACCGGTGCACGAAACCGACGAACACGGCCGCCACCGGGCTGAACGTAAAGGCGTTGTCATCGGTGGCATAGACCGGTTGGCCGATATCGGTGATGACCGCACCCGTGACGGCAAGCTGGATCTTGCCGGATTCGACCGCGCGCACATTGATCGCCGCCGCGGCGCCGGCCGAATTATCCGCCTTGGCCTCGGCGAAGCCGGAGAAGCGATCGGTAGCCGCCAGCGGCCGGGCATGGCCGGTGCCGATAACCAGACCGATGGCCGCGCCCTCGTAAATGATATCCGCGGCGATGACCGGAAATTCGTTCCGGCTGCCGATCTCGAACGTGCGGTTCGAGTTTGCCGCCAGCGTGGTCATGCCGAAGATCGCAAGCGACGGCAACAGCGCCGTCTGCACGAACTCCAGCGACAACGGCTCCGGGCCAGCCTGGGCGCCGGCGAACAACGCCAGACACCCAGCCAGCAAACCGAAAGCCACCAAAATGCTCTTCATGATCTTCATGGAAATGTCCTCATTCGGGTTCATTGGGAATGAAAAAACGCCGCACCGGGCGCGTGTTTCGCCGCGAAGCGCGGCGATTTCGTCGAGACGTTAAGCGGACTTCTTGCCGAGAATTCTGATCTGGCCCGCCGCCTGCGCCTTTTCAAAGGCGGTGTACGACGCCAAATCGATGAACTCGCCGCGCACCTTGGAGTCCTTGTCCCACTTGGCCTTGCAGCGATCCTCCACCGAGAGATGGCTGTCACTTTCCGCGCCTCGATCCTCGATGGAGCTCGATGGCTTTACCCGCGCAGGGACCTTGCCGTCCTCCAGCAGATTACCGAGCGTCGTCACGCGCGCGGCCTTCTCGGCCTTCAGAACCTGCGCCGCGGCGGCGTCCGGCGAGGTTGTGCCGTCGAACGCCAGCCGGTCGATCAATTCCTCGTGACCGGCCATACGATGATCCAGCACGCCTCGTATGCGCGCGCGCTCGGCCTCGGCGCCCTTCGCGATGCCTTCGGTCCTACCTTTCTCGATACCCTCGGCGTTCGCGCCGTTGCGGCCTTCGGCCAGCAAGGCCTCGGCGATGGCGGGATATTCCGCCTTAAACGATGCAACTGTCATGGTCATGTTCGTTTCTCCATCATGTTGGGTTAGGCGCGCACCGGCGCCGATTGGAGTGCGGCATTCAGCGCGGCCAGACGCGCCTTGCGGCCCTGCTGGCCGATCGTGCCCGCGTTGAGATCGGCGATCAGGCGGTCCATCGTGGCGACACCGTCCACGAGGCCCGCGCTGACCGCCTGCTGGCCGGTGAAAATGCGTCCATCGGCCATGTTCTTGAGTACCGTTTCCGCGTCCACGCCGCGTTGTTTGGCAATATCGGCCACGAAAACGGAATAGAGATAATCAACCATTTCCTGAATGTACCCCTTACCGTCCTCGGACAGGGGTTTGTGGCTGGACGCGATGCGCTTGAATTTGCCGGCAAATATCTCGGTGGTTTTCACGCCGAGCATTTCCTCGCGCCGCGAATAATCCGTATGGCTCGCGACCACGCCGATCGAGCCGACCTGCACCGTGTCGGCGCCGATATAGATCGCATCCGCCGCCGAGCCGATCCAGTAGGCCGCGCTCGCCATCATGCCGTCCACGTAGGTCACGATGGGTTTTTTGCCGCGTGCGCCGTGAATCGCCTGTGCCAGCACCTGCGTCCCATCCACCGTACCGCCGGGCGAATCCACTTGCAGCAGCAGCGAATGCACATCTGGGTCCGCGAGCGCCGCGCGGATATCGCGCCCGATCAACTCGGTCGATGCCCCGCCGCTGATTTGCGAGAACAAGTTCATGCGCTTGCTGATGATGCCGTCGATCGGGATTACCGCCACCCCATCGACCGTGTCATAGCCCTGCTCGTTGTTGACGAGCGGCTTGCCGAGCTTGGCCTCGATACCCTTGATGTCGATCTTCTCGCCGCGCAGATGCGTGGCGTAGATCGCCTGAATCTCCCGCAACTTGTCCGGGACGATGGCCCAAGGGGCATTCAGCACGTCGATCACACGCATCGTTTGGCTCCTTGGAATGGCGGTTATGCCGCACGCAACAGGAATTCTTCCTCGCGCCGCCGGATTGCGCGGCTGCGATGAGTGATTACGGCGACGCCGGACGCGGCCGCGGGCGGCGCGCTCTTCAGGAGCTGCGTGATCTCGGTTGCCATGCCGCGCTGGATATCGGTGCGCAGCCTGAGCACGTCAAGCTGCGCGCGGCGGAAAGCTCTCTCGCGTTCGGAGGGCGTCATGCGGCCTCGAGCAGCAGCAGCAACTCGGCCTGCCGGCGCCGGCGAATTTTCCCGGCGTCCATATAGAGAATTTCCGCCGCGCCGCCCGCACGCGCGCCGCCGGTGGCGGTGTAGTCGTAAATATCAACCTCCGGCCCCGCAATAAAACCGCTCTGCGCGCGCCCTCCCGCGTGCAGCCCGCCGCGTGCCGCGTATCCGCGTGTGCGCGGGAGCGGTTCGGCGCTGAGACGCCGCCAGGTCCGGCCATCGCCGGATGGCAACGATACTGCGGCCGATTCGTAAATCGTCTGGGCTGCGCCGGAGATCGCGGCGCCGCCGCTGGCGATATAGACAAATTCCTGCGCAGCACCGCCTGAGATAAATTGCGTCAGCGCCGCGCCGGCGGTTTGCGCGCCGCCGGCGCCTGCGTAAATTTTGATTTTCGCGAAGTCCGCGGCGCCGCCGACGACGGCGCCGCCGATTGCGATAATTGCCGTGGTTTTCGCCAGACCTGCCGCGCCGCCAGATACCGCACCGCCGGCGGCGACAAAATTCTTTGTCTTGGCGACCGGCGCCAGGCCGCTGCTTTGCGTGCCGCCCGAAACCGCCGGCACTTTGACCTTCGCCACCGCGGCCGCGCCGCTCGATGTCGCCCCGCCGGACGCGACATAGGTATACACCGCGCCGCCGCTCTGCGCGGCGTTGAATGCGGGCTCGAACAGGCCCCAGTAGGCCGCCGACCACTCCGCCTGTAGTGCCGAGAATGTTTGCGCCAGGGAAACCGGGAAACTATCGTTGAGCGTCCAGCCCTGCTCCGCCGGAGCGGCCTGCGGTTCCTGCGCCAGGGAAACCGGAAAACTGTCGAAGAGCTGCCAGTTACGTTCAGTCACCGGCCTAACTCCTGGCGGATTCGTTCAGCTCCGCGATGCGCCGATGTTTCGCGGCGATTTCGCTCATCATATCGTTTACGGTCACGGACAATTTTTCATGCTGTTGCCTGGCGTCCTGAGAGGCCCACTGGCGCAGGGCAGGCGCATCTCGCGTCGCTGGGAGCGCACGGGTGTTCTGCTCCTCGATCTCGTCGCGGGCCCGCACGGCCTTGTCCTTCTCCTGGAGCAGCGCGGCGAGATCGTCCTTGATGGCGATGATCTTCTTGTGGATCGGCGCGTGCCGCTTCTGCTGATCCCGTGCCTTGGCGAGCAGCTTGTCGCATTCGCCGTCGCGGCAGGCATCGCAGAGATCGGCTCCGAACGAGGTTCCGGTGGGCCGCCCTTCGATCACCTCCCCGACAACGACATAACCGACGATGGTCTCGCGGGCGCCGGGTTTACCGCAGCAGTCGCAAATTCGCTGTTCAGCCACTGGCCTTCTCCTTGATCTTGGCGTGGTGCGACACCTTCGCGGCAGTCAACATCTTGTCGCACTCGCCATCGCGGCAGGTATCGCACAAATCCTGCTCGGCTGTGGTCTCAGTGAAGCGATCCGGTTCGATGTCGCCGAATACCAGGATTTGCACCTGGGTCAGTTTCGCCCCGGGTTTACTGCAGCAATCACAGATTTTTTTGCGCGCCATGTTCGCCTCAGAAAAAGTTGATCGCGCCCTGAACGCTGCCGGTCACCCCTGAGTTCATGCGCAGCCGCACCCGTTCGTTGCCTTGAAATGCAAGCGCCCCGCGCGAGGTCCAGTAGGCGAAGCCGTTGGCGGGAACGGGAATGATGTAGGCGAAAACGTTGGCGTCGTTCGCTGCGTTGCGCCACTCGACGACGATCGCCACCGCAACGGTCGATGACACGTAGACATCGAAATCGTGGCCGGCGCCGTCGCCGACGGCCCCTGTATCCGCGACGATCTGGTTTGCGGTCGGATTGGTCTGGATGCCGTTCGTGAACCATTGCGCCGACGCCAGGGGGGCGGTGAGTATCGCGGCGACAAACAAGAATACTGCTGTGAGTTTTTTCATTTCATGGCCTCTCTGTGGTTACTCTTCAAACTCGGAAATTTCCCAGTCCATCTGGGCCTTTCTGGTGTCCGCCGCCGTGCCGGCGTCCGGCTGGTAGAACACCAGTCCCTCACCCGCCGCGAATGCCAATTCGTCGGCGTGCGCGGAATGAGAGTTCGCCGCCAGCTCGTCGCGATAAGGTATGGCAAAAGTCCATCCTGCTGTTCCGGCGGTGACCGGCGGCAGCGTCGAGCGCGCGATCTGCTCCAGCGTCACGCTCATGCCGGTCGAGGCCGTACGCACGCTACAAGCAGCCGCCGGATAAGTGCTGCGTGATTTGCATGGGCTGATCGCGGCCCCCGAGGGCGTCCCGGTGTAGGTGAACCGCTGCGTCACAAGTCGCGGAGCCGTGGGCGCGGATAAATTCGTCGTGATGGTTGTTTGGACTTTCGCGCGGTGAATACCGCATTTCAACGATGCTCCGATCGGCATGAACAGCCACAGAAACCCGGTCGTTGTCCCGTTCTGAGCCGACGCCTGCACCGACAATGTGCCGGAGTGAAATTGATAGTTTCCTGAGAACGTGTACGGAATGGTTTCCTCGTTCCACATGTAATGCGTATGGACGGTATCCGAGCCGACTACGCGCGTGTGCGTGCGGACCCTCTTGCCGAGGTTGCCTGCGTCGTCCGGCGTGCGAATGTTGCTTGCGGTTGGCAGGGCCACTAGATCACCTCATATCCGAGTTTGCGCGCGAGCCCGGCATCCGGCCGCCGCGGCTTGGGGATATCCGCGAATGCCGCTTGCGTAAGCGAGGCGACGGCCGCGGCCGGGATGACGAGCGTAGTCAATCCTCGCTCATCGACCAGATGCACCTCGGCGGTATCGCCGTCGATCGAGTTGGCGATGCCGAGCTTGCCCTTGTATTTCACCCACATGCCTTTCCGGATTCCTGTCATGGCTCACCTTCAGTCGAGCGTGATTTTCGGAGTGACTTTGATTTGATCGCCATTATTCACGATCTGATACGGCCCGTCCGAGAAACGCTCCGCCCAGGCGATACGCCCGCTGGTGGCGCGCGTCAGATAGTAGCCGTAATTATTCTGGCTCTGCGCGCCGGCCGTAGAGGTGAAAATCTGCTGCGCGTAACTTGCCTCGGTCGGGGCGCCTTCGACGATCGTCCAGCTCGCGCCGGTGAGCGTGAGCGCGGCATATCCGGTCCAGGTCGCCTCGGTGTAGGTCGCCGCGACATCGGTCTCGGATGGAGTGATGTTGTTCTGGCAGAGCCGCAGGACGACGTTCTCCGGCGCGCTCTTGTTGAGTGCGTAGGCGAGAAAATCGCCTTCGCCGTTATTCGGGACGAGCAAGGTCATGCGTCACCTTCCTGTTCGACGATCTGAGAAATGCTGCCGTCCAGATTGTATTTAACGTCCTTCACGCCGCGCCGGCCGGGAAGCGTGACGTTGACCACCGGCGCCTCGACCGTAATCGCGGGCGGCGCGACATTGACCACCGGCGCCGGCGATTCGCGGTTGGCGGCGCCGATGGCGGCCGCCACAGCGGCACGCAGCAGTGTACGATCGGCCTCTTGCTGCTTGTCTTTTTCTTCTTCCGCATCCTCGTCCGGTTTCGGCGGGTTCGGGTTCTCCGGTTTTGTCGTCTCCGGCGCGGCGCGTTCGACGCCATCCTCGCGGCGGCGTTTCATTTCCTTGACGCGCTGGCGGTGCACGTCGTCGAAATCGCCGCCATCGTATTCGGAGATCTCCTTGGTCAGGCTCGACAGGCCGGTTTCGACGCGCACCTGGGCGGCGTTCGCCTCTTGCAGCGGCTGGATATGGCCCATGGGGCGCCCGATCCATTCGGTACACAGATACGCATTCCGCACCACCGGATCGGTAAAAAATCCCGGCGCGGACAGCATCCCGCGCGCAATCATCTCGGTGATGAATGCCTCGTAGGTCGGCTGACAAAAAGACCGCACCAGCCAGGCGCGGCGCGTCTTGAAAAACCGCCAGGCCTCGAGCATCGCCATGCGCGATGCGGAATACGAAGCCATAAAACTTTTAATCAACACTTCGCGCGGCAATTCCAGCGCGACTCCGACTTGATCCAGAATCGCCTTGACGAACGGATCGAAGGCGGTATTCGGCCGGCCGGGATTTGCGGTCTCGATAGCCTCGCCCTGGCCCAGTCCGATAATCGCGCCGTTGCCGAGCCGGTAATCCTCGTCCGAGGTTTTGCCGCCGGTCTCGCCGGTCGGCATCATCGGACCCAGGCTGCCGTCGCCATCCTCGGATTTGATGAAAACCGTGAACATGCCGGAGACCACCGCCGCCATCAATTCAGCTTCGGTGTAATCCTCGAGTTGTTTCAGCGACTCGACCACCGGCGCGAGATACGGCACGCCGCGCGTTTGTCCGACGCGCCGGCGGTCGAAATGATGCAGTACGTTGCGCCGTCCGGTTTTTTCGCCGAAGGCCGGGATCACATCCCACTCACGGGCGCGGCGGCTCAGTCCGCCTGGGTGCGACTTGAGGATATGATAATTTTTCGGGGCCCCGTGCTCATCGATCTCGATGCCACCGGCAAGCGCATCGGTATCCGACCGCCCGCCCGGGTTCGTAACCCGGTCGGCCTCGATCATCAGGATACGCAAATCGAACGGCGAGCCGCGGCGCGGAATCGTCGGCAGCAGCGAAAACATATCGCCGTTTTCGAGCGTCGAGCGGAACGCCAGCGACTGCATCTCGGCATGCACCTGCGTGCGCGTCACATCGCACTCGGTGGTATCGGCCCACAACGACCACAGCATCTCGGCGCGGTCCTGCCAGGCGTCCGCCGTCGCATCGTCGAGTTTCAGCGTCCGGCGGTCGATGACGCTCGTCATTTTCAGGCCGGGCCCGACGGTGCTCGTCACCACCGTGTTGATCGCGCCGCAGGCGATCGGCGAATTGCGGTTCAGGTCGCGCGAGCGCTCGCGCAGTGTCGCCAGATCCGGCAGTAGATCGGCATCCGCGCTGCCGCCGGTGGTTTTCCACTGACCGATCGAACGGCGTTTTTTCGACGCCCCAACATAGCCACCGGCGAGCGACAGCATGGCGCGCGCCTGGAATCGGCGCGCGGCGCGCACCGGATCGACGATCTCCACCAGCCGGTCGAATAAATTCGACCGGACTTCGACTTTGCGCGCCATTAAGTGCGCCTTATCCGCGCATGATTGTGACACCGCGCACACTGATCCCGCCGCGCGTCAGCCGCTTGACCTGCCGGTCCCAGTATTCGACTTGCTTTTGCGCCTCCGCCAGATCGGCCCGATTAACCGACCGACTGCCGGTGCCGGTGGCGATGCTGTAACTCTGCCCCACGGCGATTTTGTCCAGCGCCGCCATCCAGGTGGCGAGCTTCGCCTCGGCCTGCGCCAACGTGATACCCGCCATGTTTCGATCTCCGATCAGTTCGTGGTTAAGCCAGCGGGCGCATCGCGATGCCGCTCCGCGGCCGCGCGCGCCGCTTCGGGCGTGGCGAAATGGCCGAGCAGCGCGCGCCGCTGCGGCACCAGCTCGCCGAGTGCGTAGCGGATTTTTAATCGGCCCTCGAATATTTTCTCAGGCAGCGGCGGCGCGAATAGGCCGTAGATAGATTCGCCCTCGAGCCGGACGGCCGCGATGCGATAATTCTCCGCTTCCCACGCGCCGGAGGAAATCGGCCGCCAGTTCATTCAGCGCCTGATTTCCGCGAGCACCTGGCGCTCGAACTCCACCGGCCACACGCGGGCGACGGCGGCCTGCACGATTTTCTCGAATGGCAGACGCTTGCGGTAACGCGGCGCGCCCGTGACGACGATGAACGCCGGCACGGCGTTGTTGTCCGAGAGGCGCCGCCAGATCGCGGTCAGTCGCGCGCCGCGCACGCCGCGGCGGGTGAAATAATATTCGCCCTTCTTCTTGCCACCGCGCGCGCCGCCCCATGGCGTATGCTGGTGCGGGTCGAAGTGTGCTTGCAGATTGGCGAGGATTTTCTGCACGACGCTGCGCGGCACGTTGCCGTATTGATCGAGCGGCTGGAACTTGGACGGCACCAGATATTCGTTCGCGCCGAGCAGTCCGCGATCGGCGAGCAGCTTCTCCATGCGTTTCGGCGATCGCGGGCCGGCATCCATATGCGGGCCGAGATATTCAAACGCCGAGGCGCGATGGCGCCAGTTTTTCCCCTGCAACGTCACCATCGCCGCCAGGTGCGCAGGCCGCGCCTTCTCCACCCAGGGAGCGTTCAGCGTCCAGGGCGTCGGTCTATCGAACACCTGCCCGATAAACCACTGCACGTCCTTGCGGGCGGCGAAGGCGGTATCGTTCAGCGCCACCGCGGCGGCCTTGCGCACGCCCTCGTTCTGCAAATACAGCAGTTTCATCCGGACCGCATCGACATCGGCCTTGACGCCGATTTGCAGCACGGCGGCGTCAGGCGCGAGCGGCGAGCGGCCGCACGCGTCCGGCCTGCAATCCCTTCGGCCCCGCCGCCGCGTCGAACTCCACCCGATCGCCCTCGTTCAGTTGTTTGTAGCCCCTGATCTCGATCGCGCTGTAATGCACGAACACATCCGCGCTACCATCATCGGGCGCGATGAATCCGAACCCCTTGGCGGTGTTGAACCACTTAACTTTTCCGGTCGGCATATAATTCCATGCAACAAAAAACCCGGCACGCGGCCGGGTTACGAATGGAAGCGGGAGCTGGGGTCGAACCAGCGGCCTCTGCGGTATGAGCGCAGCGATCTACCTCTGATCTATCCCGCTGAAACAAACGCCGCCCGCCTGACGCCATGACGTGTCGCTGAGACGATGGGTGTGGTGGCCGGGGGCGGCGGAAAATCGGCAATAAAAAACCCGGCCCTGAATCAGGCGGCCGGGTTCGGTCTGGATGCTGGCGATTTTCCCTTGAGGGATACTACGACCAGCTTGGTTAAGCATGATCGAAAAAGTGTACGGATGTCAATGCTTTTTTGTTCGCGTTATAATAGTTGACTGATTTTGTGTAGTAATTTCAGGAAATAGGTTGTCTAGTACTAGTTAGAGCGCATACAGAGCACTACGGTCGGACGGCATCGTCGGTCTGAGATTGTTCTCAACTTCTTCCCGCCAGTTCCCGAGTGCAGGCATTACTGCACATGCTCCGTAGTCCCTTGTATGCGCTCTAATCCGGCGCCCAACGCCGCTCTCTTCGGTCGTTATCCCCGTGGCATTTTTCTGAACAGTGCCCGATCAATCTCACTATATGCCACACGCAGCGTTTTTTTGAAAAAACTTTCCGATACCCGGAGCTGCCTCGCCTTCATCTGCTGCGTGCCGTTCCAGAAATATTCGCGGACTACCACGCGATTCATCCAAAACGTCTCATCGCGCTCGCGCCAGCCAGTAATGAGATTATCGAGAACCAGCGATTGCCAATCGCCAACGCCGGAACCAGGGCGCGTGCTGCGGATGCCGATCGGGTTCACCTTGAGATCGATGATCCGCACGCTCCCGGCGCCCTTGCACCGATAGCAGTGATCGCCCGCGAATTTCTTACTGCCCTCGCAGATCGGGCACACGCGCGAGACCGCACGTTGCGTGGCCGTGAGTTTGAGCAGCAATCGCCCGGTGCCGTGGCACTGCGGGCACCACGGATCGTGCGCGTGCCCGGCCTGCATGTCCACGATCCAGCCCGGGCAGACATTCGAGCGTGCCCCCTGCATCAGCCGGCCGGTCATCGAGATCCCGCTGTTGCGGCTGCCACCGCACCACCGCGCCCAAGATTCGCATGCGCCTTTGACGTAGGGCAGATCGCGGATGCCGGCCTGATAGCCGGTGACGAAGTTCTGCCGCGGAAGTTTCATCATTCGCGTTTTCATCTGTTCACAAACCCCTTGCTGATCTGCCGCCGCGGCGACGATTTACCAGCAGTCGATGCTGGCGATGTTGGCGTGGTGACTTCGGCTTTCGGTTTTTTCTCAGCATCCGGAGACGAAACAGCCAAATCTTCCGCCGCTGGCAGATCTGCCGACGGATGAAACAGGTCTGACTGCACGATGCGCTGTTCGATTGAGTCCCATTGCGCCGGCGTAAGCACGTGCGTCTTGATCGCTCGCGCGGCGTGCAACGCATAGACCTCGCCATCCAGCGCCTCGTTGTTGCGCCCGGCGCGCTTCTGCCATACCAATTTACCGCGCATTTTGCGCGACGGTGCCTTGACCTCGGCCGTGAGTTGATCGAAATAATCCTCGCGCACTGAGGGATACACGTGGAATCGCCCCGATCCGATACCGGCCAGATGGATGCGCCCACGCTGCTGCTCGCCACCGAGCAGCAGATCTTTGGCCTTATTCGTGCCGACGATGAACGGCCGCAGACCGTACTTCCACGCTTTGGTCGTAGTCTTGTGATCCACCGATTGCTTTGGCAGCGTGAAAATTTCTTTATCGGTGTTGCGATAGCTATCGCCCTTGATGGCCATCAGATGCACACGCCGATACTTGCGCTTCATTGCGCGCACCCAGGTATAAACCGCATCCGATGTGTTGCCGTCGGAGCTATCCACCGATACCGCCACCGCATATAGGTCGCGTCCGCAATCGTGCTGGAACGATCTGAACACGCTTTGCTCGAGCTCCTGCCAGACGAGATCGCTGCTGTCATTCACGGAGCCATAGATTTCGTGGAACTTCACCAGCCACGATTCCTCGCCGCGGCCCCATGCGCGAACGATGATTGCGAACCGATCGTGCTGTACATCCACGCCGATCGTCACCGCTAACCCACCTCGCGGCACTGTGCCCTCAGCGTAGAATTGATCCAGCGTGCATTGCTTGCGAATCCCCTCAACGTCCAGCGCCTTGCCGCCATATTCGTAGGGCAAACCGAGCGTGGAGTTATAAAACGCCACCATCTCGCGATCATCACCGTTGTCGGCCTTGCGCTTTGCCACCAAGAAGCGCCGTACCAAATAAACTATGCCGGAATTCGGCCACGATACATACATTTCTCCGAGATAGCCGAAACCGGCCGCGCCGTTAAAGGCAGCCGTCGCGCGCCAGCGTCCTTCGGTGCAGGCGCGCAGGACGTTCTGATTTTTTTCGTAATCGTTCCACAGCGTGCCGCAATGCGGGCACGCATAGCGCGCCGTCTCGGGCTGCGCGTGGCCATAGATTTCATGACGCTGGTTTGGGTCTTCGGTCCAGCGCACATTCTCCCAATCGAGCACGTGATCTTCGCCGCAGTGATGGCAAGGCACAAACAGTTTGCGTTGGTCGCTATTTCGATAGGCCTCCTGGGTATTCGACAAATCGTTGATCGTCGGCGTGCCGCCGATGACCACCTTGAAACGCGGATATGTTTTGGCTCGGTCTTTGAGCAGTCGAATTGAATCACCCTGGCCTTTCACGTCTTGGCTGGCGTCGTCCGGTTCTTCCACAATCAATACTGGCGCAGATGATGATTTCACCGAACGCGGCGAATTGGAGCCTACGAACTTTAGGAACCCGCCAGCGAATCGTTTGAAGGTGGCGCGATTGCCGTCCTTGCGTGACCGCAGATCAACCCTGGTGCGCATGCGTGGTGTCACGCTTACCGTGGTCATGAACTTTTCTTGGTTGAACTCACGGGCGGCATCGGCGGTGGGGAACATGACCACGATCGGGCAGGGGTCGAGGTCGATCCGCTTTCCGATGTACGCCATCACCACGCCCATGGTCCAACCGATCTGGCTGGATTTCATGCACACGATCTCTTGCACGGCTGGGTCGTCAATGGCCTCTTGAATCGCCCACAACCATGGCGTCACGTCCGAGCGATATTTTCCCGGGCGCGCCGAGCCTGCGTCCGGCGACAGATACAGATTCTCGTCCGCCCATTCCCGCGTATTTTGTTTGCGCGGAGGTGTCCAATGGCGCCAGGCGCGGCCAAGCATGGCGATCGCCACGGTGCGTGTTGATAGCCAGGGCGGGACCTGCGGCACCCAATCCGCGCGATTTATCACCCGTGCCGAGGCTGGCATCATTCCGGATTTTCCTCCACGTCCGTTCCCTCTGGTTCGTCGTCGTCGGTGTTCGGCGACGGCGGTTTTTCGCTCAACTTAGTCAGCGCGTGATGAATCTCTGCCTCAATCATTTCCATATCCACGTTAATCCCGTAGCGCGCATCCATCGCGGCTTTTAGCCTGGGACCCATACCAAGTAAATCCGTCCGCGCCGCCAATACTGCCCCCTCCCACAACGGCGCTACTTCCTCGACTGATACCAGTAACCCAGCTCGTTCCGCCACGTCCATTTCACGCAACCGCGCCTCGTAAAAATCTTTTAGCTCCTTCGGCGGCATCACCGTTTTACCGGACAGCGACCGCTGCACAATCCATTCGATCACTTTAGCGGTGTCGTATTGATTCTCCATCCCGCGCCCGCCCACAGACTCAATCGGCAAACCATCGTCCTGCCACTCCGTCAACGTCCGCTCAGATTTCCCCACCACGCCCGCCAGCTGATTTTTGTTTACGATCATATTTTCATGTTCCAGATTTCGTTCTTTTCTGGTCTATCTCGTTGATCTTACTCAGTAAGGAAGGCCCATAGCACCCCTCCACTACAAAAAAAACGAGGTTTGAATTACTCGCGTTTATGATCGCGGGAAGGACCCGCGACGCGATTGCACAGAATAAGATCGCACCATTCAGGCGCGAGAGCCCGGCCGGAATCACCGGCAATGCGGGTAATCGCGGGGGATGTTTCAGCCCCTTATATATATATGTCATCCTTGCCATTCTTACGCGTTAGATGTAACCATTACCCGCCATTACCCGCATTGCCGGAAATCCTAACCAACCGCCATCGTGCGATCTTCGAATGATCATCTAACCCAGCACGCTCCAACCTGTACCCATCGCACACCCGCATTTGATGCCGCCTTAACCAATACCCGAACCGCTTGGTTGTGATCTTCTCTCCGCACGCAGCCAGAATAGCTTCATGCAGATCAGGGTTCATGTGCACCGATTGCCCCTCCACTCCTCTCGTCGCTTCTACGGCGCGTGCCGTGATAACTGATGCAGTTACCTCCGCTTGCCCGATTTCCTTGTCCCACGCCGTGAACAGGGCGCGCTGTAGGGCTATATCGGGGTCTTCTGCGCGCACTTCTTCACTTGCCAGCAATGGGTCCGGGATATCCAGCCAGATTAGCGGCCGCCGGCACCACGCATCCCAGCTTTCGAATCCGCCGAACGGCACGGCTTCTATTGACGGATAACCGGCCGTGATATACGCGCGCACGATGATTAAGCATGCAGTTATCAATTCCCCTCGCCGCTCGCGGACGATATCGACTATGTCGTGCGCGAACTTACGCTGCTCAGGGCGCTCCATTTTTGCATCCATGCGTACCAGAACGATGCGCCGTTTGAGATCGCCGCGGATGTCGAGATTATTGCCCGTCGCGAGAAATGCGCTGTTCGATACAATAGTCACCTGCACCGATCCACCCAACGGTCGCAAATGCACCGCCGGCTGCGACAGCACCTGGCACAGCAAATCGCCGAATAGTGGCCGTTCGATATTATCCAGATTGACGATCGCATCGCCGGACAGCAACGCGGCCGCGAGGCGCTTCTCTCCCTCGGCCTGGTCCTCGCCTATGCTCAGCACAGGTGCCTGCCGTCCAGTAGCAATCAATGCAATCACATCGGCGAGTTTGCTCTTCCCCGTCCCCGGCATCGGCGCCGTGATTGCGAGCATCGGCGCGGACGGTAAAGAGCGCCGCAACAAAACGGTCAAAATGCCGGCGATCATCGACGCGCGATCCTCAAAACCGACGGCGGGAAAATCTGAAACCATGTCCCATAACAGATCGAGCGCTTTCCTGGCATCGTCCCGGGTCGGATTTTCCGGCGGCGCAACGTATCCGACAAGCTGCCGGCCCGCGAAATAAATCCCACTGGCGGCATCGTAGCCCGGCCGATCAAGCACCGATCCATCCATGCGCAGCGTGGGAGCCTCGACCACGCCGGTCAGCGGCGGCACGTGTTTCCATGCGCCGGCGCGTGCGATAAAACTCTCGGCGATCATGTGCGGGACATCGGCCGATATCCAGTCGCCTTCACGTTTGTCCCAGCGTTTCCAACTAGCCACATACGCCAACCGGTCCACCAAGTGCGCCGGCGAGACCTGCTGAATCACAATCGCCCCCGGGCGCCGATGAATGCGTTTTTCTTGGGCGGCATCGTCGGCGTCGAACGATACAATCCGCACCAGTCGCGAATGCTGTGCGTAAATCGTAGGATCGCGCTCCCCGAGTGCGCGATCGGCCTCATCCAGCACGCGCGGCAATTTGCCGCGCACGATCTCGATTACCGGTCGATCGTCTCCATTCGCAGCGCCGCCGGAAGGAATATCTCCTTTGGCCTTTTTCTTGCGGGCCTTTTTGAGCGCCGCCTCGGCCAGAATCGCGACATTGCTCGTGGCCACCTTAATCTCCGACGGCTTCTCGTCTGTCATCTTCTGTCAGATCCAGCGCGCCAAGATCGGCCGCCAGGAATCGGTTGTAGAGCCTCGCCCGGCGTTCATAATCGGCCTCATCCTCGATCGACCACCAGCATGGGCGAGGACGATATGTGAATAAAAAATCGGCCACGTCTCGTTTTTTTCCTTTCGTGATTATCGTGACCGGTGCCGCATGGGCCGCGATCTCGGCGGCCAACTCCTGCACCCTGTCACCACCAATCCAAATCACCTCGATTTTTAATCCGGCAATTAAGGTCCAGTCATATTTACCAGTTTCATATTCCTGCGCCGGCATTATGATCGACAAACAATCCTTTGCGTGTCGCCATGGATCGGTCCCATAAAATACGCATACGGGCTCTAGGCATTCTCTGCGCGCAGCAGCGGCATCGCGTGCGGCTAATAAGGCGCGGCCGTAGGGAGGGAGCTTGGGCCTGACATCGGCGTTATGCATTGTGCTGAACCTCTACTCGTCATCGCCGCCTTGCGATTCTTGTGGGCTAAATAGGTCATGCTGGGTTGATACGGCGTGTTCCATATTTTTGATCGCCATATCCCAATAACTGCGTTTCAACTCGGCACCGACGAAGCGTCGGCCCATCTTCACTGCGGTGTAGCCCTCGCTGGCGATGCCGGTGAATGGAGATAACACCAGGTCGCCAGGATTGCTCCACATCTCGATGGCGCGCTCGATCACGTCCAGTTGCAATGGGCAGATATGGCGCTCGTCCTCGTTCTCGCGGGCGGCGCGATATTGCAGCGTGCGGGTGGCGTTGATATCAAACCAAACCGGCGAGGCATATTTCTGCCACAGATCTACTGGGAACGATTCATGCGTGTGCGCGATGGGGCAAGGGTTGTCGCCCGGCTTGCGGAATGTCACCAGGTAGTCGGGAATGCCCTGTCTGCTCATGCTCGAATCCTTGCGGATTGTTTTGTGCAACAGGCCTAATGCCTTCGTGCGCTGCATGGCGGTCACCGGGTCTTTCCAGATACAAACCTCGGAGTGGTAGATCCAGCCGTGCGACTGAAACAGGCGGATGATGTCGCCGCGGAAGTCTAGGATGCCGATAACCCCGTCTCTCTGCTTGCTGGTAGGCAGGTTCATGCAATGCACCGAGCACAGCCGCCCAGGCTTTGTGGTCCGCACCAAGTCTTTGACCAGATAGCCGAAATGCGCGAAGAATTCATCGTGGGTACGGCTATTGCCCATGTCGCGGTCGCTGTTGCTGTAGGTGTACAGGGATGAAAACGGCGGGCTGAAAATAGTAAAATCTATGCTGTTCGATTCAATCTCTCCGACCACCTCTACGCAGTCGCCTAGATGAATCTTCCACCCCTGCCCTTCGGCCACGTCACGGACATATTCTGATTTCTCGGCTTGCATACCAAAAACCCTCCGCTTCATGAATTCGCGCATGTGCTCAACCATTCGCGCGCTCATTTCGTTGTGCTGCGCCTCTTTCCGTTTGATGTTATCCAGAATCGGGCGCTCTACGTCTGACAAGAAAACATGCACATTGACTGGCTTTGTCTGGCCAAATCTCCAGCAGCGGCGGATGGACTGATAGAACGATTCAAACGAATGATCTAGTCCGACAAAAGCGACGTTGTGGCAATGCTGCCAATTCATCCCATAACCGCAGATGGATGGCTTGCTGACTAACACGGGTATATCTCCATCTGTGAAACCGTCCATTGATTCTTCCTTGTGTTCGATGGAGTCAGAACCGGAAACAGTTACCGCACCGTCTATGGACTTTCCGAGTGCATCGCTCTCGGCATTCATGTGGCACCAGACAAGCCACGGTTCATGGGACTGGTTCACGATGGCGGACAAAGCATTTACTCGATCATCCAGGCTTTCACGCTTGGCGGCCCGCTGGTCGGTCAGCGATATCGCCGGCAGCGAAAACAGTTGCCCAGGTGCGGGCCGGTCCACCTCCAGAATGTGCTCGTGAATATGTAGCGGCGGCAGGTCGTAGGTGGCATCGTCGAAGCCGATATCGGATGGCTTGCGGATGACCACCGCCCAAGTGGAGAGCCATTCCCAGAATTTTTCCTCGCCGTGGCCCTTGAGCCGCCACTTCGCCGTGTCGCCGCCGTCGTGGACGAAAAACATGGCGAGCATTTCCTCGCGGCTCATGACGCCGACGAACTCGGCTTGGTTGCCGAGCTCCATGAAATCATTTGGCGATGGCGTCGCGGTACAGGACAGCCGATAGGGAACCTTGCTGGATGACTCGAGAATCGCCGTGCGGGTCCGGCCATCGTGCGATTTCAGTATGGATGATTCATCCAGCACCAAACCGGCGAAGCCTGCGAAATTGAAGCGATCCATCATCTCGTAATTGGTCACGATGATGCCGTGCGGATCATCTGGTTGGCTGCGGTGATAGCTGGCCGTGATGCCGAACTTGGCCGCCTCGCGGATGGTCTGGTGCGCGACCGAAAGCGGTGCCAGGATCAGTATTGGCTTGCCAGTCTGGCGTGTTATCTGCTGCGCCCATTCGGTCTGCATGGCGGTTTTCCCGAGTCCGGTGTCGGCGAAAATCGCCGCTCGTCCCCGACCGACCGCCCAACGCACCAGAACTTTCTGGAAGTCGAATAGCTGATTGTTGATTTGCTTGAGTGTGATCTGGTGCCCAGTCGGCACTTCGATGATCTTTTTCGATTCAATAAATTCTGCGTACCCCAAATCAGCCTCCCTTGCTCCGGGCAAACTCGATTGCAACACCTTGGCGCGAAGAGAAGCGCAAGTCATGGTTTCGCCATCATCCGATAGGCGCGCATGACCTTGTCCACATATCGCTGGTTCGGAAACGGTCGGCCCTTGTGCGTGGTGCGTGCTCCCCATTGGTTATAGGTGGCGATTCCCTTGCGCAAGCCGAAGCTGCGGATGTTCGCGGCTAATATCTGTGCGCCGATCTGTATGTTGTAGTCTGGATCTAGCAGACGGTCGCGGTGTGGTGGAGGCCACGCGAGCGCGTCGAGCGCATTGGCACACGTGTTGCCAGCGGGGCGGCAGAAGACTTGCATGATGCCGATGCTCGGATCCCGGCGATTCTCTGCGCGCGGGTCCAGGTTAGATTCCACTTGTGCGACCGCTTTCAGAAGTTTCCAGTCTACGCCATAGGCTGCTCCATGTTTTTGAAACAGCGCATCGAATTTGTTGCTTGCCGCGATCGGGGCGGCAAGGGTGAGCGCGACCGCGGCGGCGAGGAATCTCATAGCGCGTGAGGGCTGACCGAATTGTGGCGGCAATTACCACACAGCCGGTGGTGCGCGCCCTCCGAGGGGAAGGAACAACGGCAGCACATGCAAGGTCGCATCGTGGTCTTGCGCCGGCTGGCCTTTGGCCGTGCGCCCAGGACCGGTGGACGGTCAATCTTTTCTTTTCTCATGTCCGGCAGACGCAAACCGAGCGCGCTCGCCTTAATGCGTATCGCTTCGACACTGCGCCGCACCCGCGATGCAATGAGCGTTTTGCTTACCCCTTTTGAGCTCAGCGCCTTGAGCAATCGTTCTTCACGCTCGGTCCAAAGATTGGTTCGCGGCATGTCCTGCCCTCCCTTTTTCTCTGCGTTACGCTGGATTCCGCGGCTTTCCGCATGATTCCGCACAATTCCGCAACATTCCGCTGTGCTCCAATCTATCAACCATTATCCTGAACGCATGAAATTCGCCGACGATCATTTTTTCGAGCAATTCCGCCCCGAGCATCTGGATAGTTTTACCGGAGTGATCGGCAATCATCCGAAGTTGTTCATAAAGCTCCGCCTCGATCTCGCACCGGAAATCTCTCCCGCGAATACTCATAGGCTTGCGTCAGCAAAAAAAATAGCCGCCTCGGCCTTTCGGGCTCCGGCGGCGCAAGTTACTGCTGGGAGGAGACAGGGTTTCATGCGGCTTTCCCGCAATGGATTTTGCGGTTAGGCCACGGAAAATCGGGGCATAGAATCTCG